CGCGTTCTCGACCCGGAGCTGCCGTTCGCGCTCTATGGAGATCCGCTCAAGTTCTTTCTGTGCGGCTGTCTGTTTGGGCTTGCTTCCCATCTTCGTCCCTCCAGGAATAGACGACCTCACCACCAGCAGCGAGGATTCTACGGTATAAACCATACGGTGTCAGTATCAGAGTATTTCCCAACCCCATGTATCGACTGATTATGTTGCTGCAATAAGTCAGCAGAGAACCGCCCTCATTGGTATCTGGTGGCCCTTCAAAGGCCACGACAGTTCCTTTTACTGCACTCATCTGGCGCATGAATTGCTCGATCTCGAAATTGAAATATATAGTGAAATCAGTTCTCGATTGCCGCCAGTCCACCATCAACCAGCGCTGTGACCACTCGCACCAGTAGCACACCACGCAGTGACGGAATCCTTCGCGAGTCCAGAACACATAGTCCCACCAGTTGCGGTTCTCCCGCTCCTTGAAAAAGACTAAATACTGGTTCGTGCTGAATTCTTCCCGCGTCTTTTCTTCTTTCCGAATACCGGCCACTTCGTCTTGGCTTTCGACTTTTGGGAATGCTGACTCTGGCTCCGAAATAATGCTCTCCCTTCTCCCGCACCGAGAAACAGGTACTGCAACGCATCATGCGGGTGTGAAAATTTATTTTTCGCGGCGCGTTCTTCGTACCGCGGCGGCCCTTTTGCATTGATCCGTCGCCGGCAGTAGCCGGACGTGAATCCCTTCTTAAGTGTGACGCACTTGGGACTGACCAGAAGGGCAGGACGGCCATCAATCATGCGGTCAATGACCTGCTTTACCGCCTCGATCCTCTGCGCGGGGTCGTTCGTCGGCGCTGGCCGGGCGACGATACCGTTGTTTTTAAGGATCTTGAAAGAGGTAGCTTTGTCCTCACGGCCTGGCGTTCTCTGGTCGCCTGCGGGATCTCCATAGATTCTAATTTCCTGTCGGTCATCGGTCATCAACTCCTTGAGTCTGGTCTTTATTTCCCGAGCGAATGCTGGCGTCGATAAATCATCGGCCACGATCTCATCAATGACGTTCCACTGACCACGGCCAAACCGTTGCGCGAAGATTGCAGCAGGGTGAAAGCCGAAATCAAGCCCAACGTAAATAGTGCGACCAGCTGCCACGCTCAACTCATCCTTAGAGATGTGGACCTGGTCGTTGAAGTCCGGGTAAATCACCTTGCCCTCGGAGACTGTGCCGAGTCGGTTCATGATGTATACGTCGATCCAGTCTTTTTTCTTACCGGCGATGATCTTGCGGTAATACTCCGGCGTCAGGTTTGCTGAGTTCTCGGCCAGCGGATTCATTTCGTAGCTGGTCACGTCGCCGTCTTCGTTCTTCACTTCAATCATTGCTGCTGGCTGGTTATAGAATTTCCATCCTTCGGGTTTGCGCAGCATGAGCGCTTCTTGGCTTGTCATGAATTCGGGTAACGGTGCATCGCCCGACATTATGGGCCACCAGTGATCGTCCTCTGGCGCATTCGTGTCCGCTATCATTCCGTACCACGTCGGGCCGCCCTCCCGCATCGAGGGGAATCGGCCGCAGCGCATGGTGCAGGCATCGATAATTGACTTCGGCATTTCTCTGGCTTCGTTGGCCCATATTCCTGTCAACTCCAGCGATAGCAGTTTGCGAATATCTTCTTCTGAATCGAGCGCAAGGAAGATGCACTCCATATCGATATCGCCAACCATGATGTGATGAGTGAATGGCACGCCCCAACGAAAAGGGCCGAAGGTTTCTTCAGGAAACCAGTCGAGCCAGGTTTTGATCGTTGTGGTTTTGAGCTGCGGGCCGGTATTGCGAATGATGCCCCAACGGGTGCGACGTATCCCCTTGTCATTCGGCGCTTGCTGGTTGGCTCGCCGGAACAGCTCGACCGCGGAGCCTACTGACTTGCCGGAACCGACCGGGCCACGGATGCCACGGAAGAAATCGTCGTCGCGCATGTACTGGCGCAGCACATTGCCGTCCGGCTTGTATTGAAACTCAGTCATCTTCTTTCAGAAAAGGTGAACCATTCTGGTTAAGGATTTTGCCGGGAAGGAAGAACTTCTTCTTCGACAGGAAGCCGCGAGACTCACCCATCTCCTTCAACTTCTCGACAGTTCCGGGCAGCAGGGAATCAATCAGCTTGTCGCACTCGCGATCCGTCCAGACTTCCGCGATCTCCTCGATCTTCATGCCCTGTTCCTGCGCGTACACCTTGCGAACGATGCCACGCAGTTGTGCCAGCTCCGACTTGTTGAGCTTCTGTAGATTCTCGCCCGGCACTATGGATCAAACCCGCCGCCAAAAACGATCGCCCACAGCGGAGGGCCGACCATCATCACGAAGACGCCCAGAATCAGCAGGGCGATCAGCCATTTGAATCCCGGCCTCATTTCTTTTTCTTCTTCTTGGCTTTTTTCTTGGTTCCCGTTGCATTGGGACGGGATTCTTCAGTGGTAGGCTTTGGCGGGGGCTTCTTGCCAGCGTCATCGAGCGCAGTTGAACCGGTTCGCTCACGGTGTGCCTTGTTTCTGGCCTCATGTGCCTCGGCCTGGTCGTCAGCATTCTGCGATGCTTCGGCCTCCTGATTCTTGGCAACCTCGGCGGCCTCGGCCTTGCGCCTGTCATCAACCTTTTTACCGACAGTCGGTTCGCCGGCCTTCAGGCGTGCGGCAGTTCGATCGATCTTCTCCTGCTCGTAGCCGATGATTTCCTCCAGCGACTTACACAGCGCTGCGAGCTTCCGAGAACTCGGGGAGATCTCGATGTGCGGGTTCATCGACTTGGCTATTTTGTCGAGTCTTCTCTTAATTTCCATAGTGCTTGCTCCTCGGATTCTTGAAGTTCAAGGTTTTGATTGTGATACGCCTCCAGCTCATACGGGTTGTTTTTGTAGCGGTAGCGAATCGAATACCAAGCGTATTTCAGATAAAAACGAACCCGGCCATCACGGATCTGCTGGTAGACGTGCTCGAGCTCATGGCGGAACAGCCAGCGCGGTATGTCTTTTGCAGGCATGGTGAAGCAAATGTGCTTGCCGAGGACGATGCCACCCAGTTTCGGGTTGATCTTCCTGAGCCACGCTACATCAGTATGAAAAATGAAGCTTTTCGTGACGGGTGTGGAGATTCCAGCCCTCATACCCTGATACTCCGATATTAATTGTTCCACGTGGAACCCTATAGACGACGCCCCAGAATCGACTGCCTCATTCGTGCATCGGACAGCCGCCGTACCTCTCCTGCAGGACGCTTGAAGAACAAGCTGGTATCGGCGTGCTCCTTATTCTTGGCAGCCAAACGACGCTCCCCGGTTTTCTTCTTCTTGTCGCGGATACCCGCCTCCGTGATGCCAGCAGTGATGGTCACGGATGGCAACGGTACAGGATTGAACGGTGACAGGGCAGAAAGGTGGGTCTTGCTTTCTTTGAGCTTCTTCACCTGCTTGGTTGGATCGTCAATGGAGCCACCGGCTTTGCGTAGCGACTCAGAACCCTGCTCAAAGGATATTTGCGTGGCACGACGCCCGCGATCAGCCTTGTTTGCACGCAGATCGGCGCGACTCGGGCTCAGTCCAAAAATATTGATCGGGTCGGCGTCCCCTTTCAGGAAGCGTTCGATCGATCCAGAAAAATTGATGTTATCCATTATTGCAGCGAATGTGCTTGCAGGATTCCCTTGCTCTTGAGCATTCCCTCAAGACCGGGCTGTGTGCCGGGAACGATCTTGCCCTTCTTCCTGCCCTCTTTGACGAGCCGGTTGTTCAGGAGATTATTGCGATTGCGATGCCGCTGATCCTGAAAGAACCGTTTGAATCCGCTCACTTGCTGCCCCTGCGCGCATTCTTCGGCGCTTTCTTCACGGGAGCCTTTGGATTGACCCCGTACTTGATAACGCTCACACCAGTTCGGAAATTTGTTTTATTGGAGCCGCCTGGGTGGGGAATACTGCCGCGCACAGCACCACCGGACTTGGATCTCTCAACATGGGCGGGGCCACGCCGTCTTACCGCTTTACCCCTCGATGCTTTTCTCGGCATTTCATTTCTCCATCCAGCCGCCAGAACTATACACCCAAAATAAACCCGACTCCAAGTGGCTCTAGCCCGACCAGATTTTGCTGGCTACGAGTTTCCACGCACTTGGGCAAACAAGCAGGCATACCTTCAAGGAGCCGGGGTGCAACACGAATATGGAAAAGGTATTTCAAAAAGGTGTGTGTATGGGAGGAGATAGAGTAAAAGTGTCCGAAGTTTTAACCCCCCACCTTGATCTGAGACGACATCGCATGGGTCAGCATGGTCACAAGGATGAAGCCTGGCGCGGGATTCAGCCTAGGTCAATCATCACATTGATCTGACCTTGCAGGGCCACCTGTTGCCTCATCACAGGCTTGCCGAGGTGCCGATCGAGGATGTTCTCTGCCACGCTTGCCTTCACATGGTCAGACTCTGAAGACAGTAGCTGCTCCTGAGTACGTGCCGCGAAGGGTGTGAGTAATCCGATATGGGCCAGAGTGCGCTCTTGTAAGTACTTGCGGACGTGGGGCTTTCTGAGATCCCGGTAGCAGTTGGCGACATCCTTGCCAAGTTCGTCAGCGCACTCTTGCACCGACTTGCCAGTTGACATTATCAGGTCTACTAACTGGCGCTGCTTCGCGGTCACGGGCCGCTCCGATTCAGTGCTCACTGGCAAGCGTTGCTGAGACATCCGGCGCTACTCCGCTGATCTTGAAATCATTCGTGTCCTACCCCGAAGGGCTACCTGAAGTAATTACACGATCCATGCCAAGTGGCTGTCAAGTTGTTTGTTTGCCACACGAATGAAATCAAGATCATGGCCTCATCAGACCGCCTGAGAACAACCGTCGCGTAATTGATTTGCGCGACACAGAATCTCGTCGTATATGCCGTTGAACGTATCGCTTTTGGCAGTTCGGTTTACGAACTGTCCTTCGGACCGACTGACCGGATTTGACCTGAACGGTCAAACTCCGTTGTCATCGGCTAAAAGCGACACCTTCAATTGACTCGGCATTGCAGACGATAAGGCTGTCTGCTGCGGGCCGGCGTTCGCCGTCGCTGTAAACGCGACTCGTCGCTGCGCTCCTCAACCCTTCATACGACTGGCAGTGTTCCCCTCGATGAGCTGATGAGTGGCGTCCCACATTCTGTCAAAGGTTCATTGCGATAAAGCTGCAATGAGCTTTGACGCTTCGTTTTTCATGTCTTAGTTCCCATTTGCAGTTTCATTGAAGTCCCTGAATCGCCACACTCCCACCGGCACACTTGTTACTTCCGCGCCTGGCGGCGCGGCTGTGTGCCTATAACACGCGGCACTCACTCATCAAGGGCTGCGCTACGCTTGCGGGCGGTCGCCCGTCTTCGACCCTTGATTCCCTCACTTCGCGGGTTATGTGGTCGTTGTGTCAATTCAGGCACGTTCAATTCAACTAACCACAAATGGACTAAGACTATGAAAAACGAAGCTAAGAATGTTGATGAAGTAACGGTCGATGAGAAAGTTGCAGCGATCAAGTTGGTGTCAGAGCCACTGAAATCTGCTCTTGAAGCTGTGATCAACGCATGCCCAATCAGCAACACAGTTGCTATGTACGATACGGGTGTTGAGTTCAACAGCGAGCAGATTTGCAGTGACGCGGCCGACTTCGTCCTGAAAGGACTTGTCGGTGCGCTCTGCTACAACGTGATCGACGGGCATCGTGGCAACGGCCAGAAGATGCTCAATAACGCTCTTGATCAGGTGGATCAGGCCGCAGAGCGAGACGCGAATTTCCGCACGGAAAAGAGCGCCGATCAGCTCGAGCAGCGGATCCAGTGGGCCGCCCGCATGGACGTACAGCAAGCATATCGAAAGTCCCTTCAGGACTTTACGATTGCGCTGTATACGGCCATCACGGGTGAGCGTTACCAGTCGCGTGCCGCGACCAGCAACGTCAGCCGGCCGGACAGCAAAGAGCAAGGCGTCGCTGCTAACCTGAAAGCACGACGCGGCTCTTAAGCGATCCGCACAAAGCCCGGACTCCTCACGGAGTTCGGGTTTTTTTTGTGAATCGGGTGCATCGCACCGATGAACCTCGGCAAGCTTCGGCTTCCGGCGATCGAGACAGGATCGAACCGCGGGGCCAGGCTCACTGAATCTAAAGGGCAAACCAAAGGGCAAAGCAAATGAAACTGTATCGAAAGACAAACAACGGTTATCGAGTGGCCGGCATAAAAGAAGTTGCCGAGGCATACGTGGAGTGCACTAAAGGGACTGTCGGTTCAACAATACGTTCGCCGGCAGAGACAGAGGATTTCCTCAAGGCGAGGCTCAGTGGTCTCGATCATGAGTCGTTCAGCATTATCTATCTGGACAATCGTCATCGCGTCATCTTCTACGAGGAATTGTTCAGAGGGACGATCGACGGCACAAGCGTCTACCCTCGGGAAGTGGTCAAGGAATCGCTCGCGCACAATGCCGCGGCGATCATCCTTGCACACAACCATCCCTCGGGCGTGGCAGAGCCAAGCCAGGCAGACGAACGAATTACCAAAAGACTCAAGAGTGCGTGCGAGCTGGTCGACATCCGCGTGCTTGATCACATAATTGTCGGCTCTGACAAATGCACTTCAATGGCATCGAGAGGCATCCTATGAGCGTAATTAATGGCATTGATTATGACCACTTGGCCGCAGTTTCCGAGTCCAGCGGTGTACAATTTCATACGCTCTGCCAAAGGGCCGAAAAGGGTTTACCGATTCGGGATCTCGTTGGCGAAGACGATGAATGGGTCAATTACAAAAGCACAGCAAAAATACTCGACTCAGCTTACGGCTCTCTTGCCAGCACTCTTACTTCAGCACATTGCGAACTCGACTATTACGGGATTCGGTGGAAGTCCAGATCCCGAGTAAAGAAATCAGGTAAACGTGGTTGCGGTGTCCTGTTCAAAAGGGCCGACCTGATTGTTATTCGCAATATCAAAACGCACGCGCACTTGTCACTTACATCTGCGCTCAAGGTCTTCCAGGCGATGCAGTTGGGGAGAATCTGATGTTTTTCTTTTTCGGTAAGGAGGTGAAACGGACAATCAAGATGAGGGACGAGTGGGGTGAGGTGCATGACGTCGAAGTTGACACGACGCACAAGCCCCGCTTGTCCGACCAGGATTTAGCAGATCAATTGGAAACTAACGTAACAACAGTCATCACCCATAGGAGAGACTGAAATGAAAGCAGTAAAAGCAATGGAAGAAGCAATCGTGTCGGCTAAACAGCGGCGCAAGGAACAGAGGGATTTTGTTCGCGAGCATTGGGTTGAGATTCATCGGGTCGCAGCCGGCCTCGATGTCGTCAGCGAATGGATCGTGAACATCACTTTTGATGCTAACTCGTCGCTCGACATCTCGGTGTCAGGTGACCAGCTGGTGTTCAAGGGATTGTGGGGTGCGCTTCGCAAACTTGGCTACAACACAAACACGGGGCCGAAAGAAGAAAAATTCTCAGGCTGGTCAGGCTGGTTCAGGAATCCAGATCAGGATTTGCCGTTGTGGATCACCTTCAGCTCAACAAAATGCACACGCAAGAAGATCGGGACGAAGATGGTTGAGCAGCCAGTCTACGAATTGGTGTGCGAATGAGCGGCGGCAACGGGCAGAGCCCGGGCGCCATCGCAAGAGCGGAGCTGTTCTCCAACGTCGACGAGCTCATGGAGTGGAAAAAAACATTCGACCTCAAGCAGAGACAGATGATCGAGTGGCAGAAAAAGGTCATGGATTCATTGATGGAATTGAACGAGTCGATGAAGACCACGCTCGAGGGTTGCAACGTATTGGTTCAGACCGATACCGAACTTGGCAATCGAATCGACATCGTGAACAAACGTCTGCGTCGCATCGAGGAGGCAGTCGCAAGACTGAACCCACGATGAGTCAGAAGCGGATCGTTTGTGCAGTACTTGCTGCGTTCTTCTTGTTCCTGGCGTATATCACAGGCTCAGTGCTGTTGATTGAAACAGCAAAGAGTCAGCCAGTTCATGAACCACGACCGCAGTATCCAGAGATCCCAAAATGCGACAAGGAATTGTGGCTAAGAATAACGGAGGGTTGTGATGTCGAAAGTTCCACTGAGTGAGCGATGGATCTGTACCAACTGTGATTGGGAAGGTTCTCAGGACGACATACGAAAAGAAATCGTGTTCCCCGGTTCAAGAGAAGAACCAGATGAATGGGAATGGTATTGCCCAGAATGCGCTGCGAGTGACAAGCTCGAGGAGGCAATGGACAACGCGATCTGGTGTCGTACCTGCGAGGATGTGATCGTCAAAAGGGACGGGGCACAGTGCGGAGAATGTGAGGCAGAGTACGCTGACTACCTCAGAGACAAACGGAAGGACGATATTTTGACAGGAGATGCGGACTAATGGGATTTAATATCAAGCCGAGGCTCGAGCGATTCGTGCCTCATGAGTTGGAGAGCGGTTCACACGGCATCATGGATACACATTCCGGTGAGTTGATGCGACGTGAAGAAAAAGCTCATCGGATTAAAACATTTCTATTCAAATCTTGGTGCCAACACGAATGCGATAAACTGAACAGAGATCCTTGACCCACACCCAACCATCACCAGAAAAACCGATGACTTCTACCCTTCGACCACGGATTTTAATGTGCGTCTCCATGCTGTTTGAACTGCTGCTACTGCTTCCTCAATATCCCGAACAATAAATGCGGGCGCTTTCACTTTTTCAAAGAATCTTTTCTGACTATCTTCGAGCTTCCCTTTCTTCGTCTTCACTTCGATGACAATCCAAAGGCCACGAAATTCAACCAGCAAATCGACAGGCTTATCCATGTCGTAGACTTTGCAGCCTATCTTTTCCAAAGCCAGAATAATCTCAGGCTGATTCGCATCTGCGGTGCCCGTGGATCTTGCAAATCTATTGGGCATCGCGGAGTTCTTCCAGCCAGCAATCAACCTCAGCCACTACATATCTAATGGTGCGTGGCCCCATTCTCAAGAAGGGAGGGCCGTATCCTTCAGCTCGCCATCGAACCATCGTTGCCGGCGACACACCGCAGGCATCAGCAGCGGCAGCCGAGTTCATGAAAGTTTCACCCATGATTCGTTTCGGCTTCGGCTTCAGGTGATGGTTCAATCCCGGGCCGTGTCGGACGTGCCAGGCCGAGTGACATGAGGCGCAAAGCAGCCTCGTTTCATCCGGATAAGCGTAATCATCGTGATGCTCATGGAAAACTGTATCTTTTGCACCACAAACTGTGCATTTCCTGGGTTTAATAAGTTCCATGAGTTTCATGGATTGCAGTATAATGAGTCCTGACGGACTAAGCGAGGGAAAAAGATGTATGAC